GAGATTCCCGAGGTCGTGCAGGGCGCGATCATCACGATCATCGTCGGCCTCGTCGGCTACTTCGTCACCGACCCGCGCCGCGTCTAGTGCGCCGCGGAGCGTACAAGCGCGCGTGTGTCGCGTATGCGAAGCAGGCAGGGATCGCCGTCCCGAAGGGCATCTCGTTCTCCGACTCGTACGGAGCGCCCGCAAGGACGCTGACGAAGCGCATCCAGGAGCGCAACCGCATCAAGTCGGACGGGAACATCACGCCGGAGACGCTCCTCGTCGTCGGCCGGTTCCTTCCTGGCACGCTTCAGGATCGCGCCGCTACGTGCATGGAGCTCGTCGTCGGTCCGCTCGAGGTGTGGGGCAATAACCTCGGCCCGTATGTGCAGCAGATTCAGCGGCTCGGCAGCGAACTCTCTCCGGGCGCGTGGCCGTGGTGCGCCGCGACGACATCGTGGGCGTACCGTTGTGCCGGATGGAAGTCGTGGGCCGCGTTCGTGAAGACGCATCACGAGGCATGGGTGCCCGACTGGGTGCGCGCTGCTCGAGAGGGACGCTACGGGATGAGTATCGTCTCGCCGCGTCGTGCCCGCCGGGGCGACGCGATCTGTTTCGACTGGCAGGGCGACCGGACGCACGATCATATCGGCCTGATCCGCGCACGCCCGAACCTTGCGACGCTGAACGTGCCGACCGTCGAGGGCAACACGTCGCCCGGCACGGCAGGCTCGCAGGATGATGGCGGCGGAATGTGGCTCCGAACGCGCAACGCAGCCGCGCCGCAGCTGTTGATTCGGATCACCTAACCGGCTCCGTCCGACTGGTTCCGGTACGCTTCCGGGACCATCACGAGAGGAAACGTATGAGCCTACGAGATGAAATAACCGCGCTGAACACTCGGCGCCCATCCCGCCGCTGCGTCATCGCACTGATCCTCGAGGACTTGCCGGCGGATGATTCGGCCGAACTCGTCGAGGTGCTCGACGACGAGTCGGTGACGCATAAGGCGATCGCGGCCGCGCTAATCGGCCGCGGATACGACCTCGGCAGGAACGCGAAGCAAGTCGCGCGACACCGACGGAGGGAATGCGAATGTCTCTAAGGGATGAGATCGCGAACGAGCAGCGCATCGCCGAGCTCGAGAAGACCGCGGCGACGCTGCAGCGCCAACTCGCGGCGGCGAAGTCAAAGGATGCGGATCTGGTGGCGGCTGTCGAGCAGGCTGCGCGCGAGGCGGCGCTCATCACGGGCACCGTGAAGCCGGCGAAGCCTGCGAAGCGGCGGGCGGGCAAAGGCAAGCCCGAGGTCGCCCTGTTGCACTTGACGGACTGGCAGCTCGGAAAGGCTACGGAATCCTACGATACGACGGTCGCGCAGGCGCGCGTCCGCAAGAGCGTCGAGAAGGTGTTACACCTGACGGAGATCCAGCGGGCGGCGCATCCGGTCGATGAGATCGTCGTGATGCTCGGCGGGGATATGGTCGAGGGCATCCTATTCCCCGGAGCCGCGTATGAGATCGACTCGACGACGTTCGAGCAAGTCTTCGCCGCCGCGCACGTCCTCGAGGAAGCGATCCTCACGCTCCTCGAGCACTTCTCACGGGTGACGGTTCACTCGGTGAATGGCAATCATGGCCGCATCGGGAAGCGTGGCGAGAATCCGCGCGGCGATAACTGGGACCGCGTGCTCTACCGGATCGTCAGGGATAAGATCGGCGAGCATGACCGGCTCTCCTGGCCCGACCCGATCTCGTGGTACGACATCATCGAGGTCGGCGCCTACCGCGCCCTCCTCGTCCACGGCGACCAGGTCAAGTCGTTCGGCGGGAACACGCCGGCGTTCGGGATCATGCGGAAGTCGACGGCGTGGAGCTCTGGCGTCACCGAAGCGTTCGATGACGTATATCTCGGACACTTTCATTCGGTGATGACGCTACAACTCCCGAATGGTGGGCGCGTCTTCATGACGCCGAGCCTAGAGTCCGGCAGCGAGTATGCGCGCGAGTTCGTCGCCTCGCGTGGACGCCCGGCGCAGCGACTCCACTACATCGACCCGAGGGATGGTCGCGTCACCGCCGAATATGTCCTCTGGCTGGACTAGTCTTCGCAGTAGTCCGGTTCGGTCGTGAAGTAGCCCATCATCCGGCCATGCTGATCCGCCGCCATGCCGGGCATTCCGAAGCGTGCCTTCCACTCGTCGATCGTCCATTCGCCCGGCTCGCCGTCCTCATAGTGGGTGACGGTGCCGTCCGCGTTCGGCCAGTAGTCGACCTCGACTCCATCATCCTCGAGGAGCTGCGCGCGTCCCTTCGCCGTCACCTTCCGGCGTTCTTCGGCGCTGCCCGATTGGATGGCGCGGAACATCATCTCCGACGCTTCGACGAGCGCCGCGCCCTCCCGCCCGTACTCGCGCCGCAGATGCTCGGCCTGCGCGTACGTGAACCGGCTGCGTCCTGACATCTTCGAGTTCACGGTGCCCATCGAGATGCCGAGCGCGGTGCCGAGATCCGCGTACGTCATGCCCGTGTTCTCGAGTGCCTCTCCGATCAGACTCTTATCCATGATCCCTACTCCTCGTGTGATGGTGGGCGACGCGAGCGGAGGGGAGAGGGGAGACGCTCGCGCCGCCACCACTCATTATCCCCCGCCCGCGCCACTATCCTAGACTCTGCCCGGTCGCCCTGCGAGTGATGGCGCACGCGACCGGGCACTCCTACTCCGCAACCTCGGCCAACTGGTCGGGCGAGTCGCGCAACTCCGCAGCCGCCACAACATTCGCAACCGTCTGATGACTCACGAGCGCCGTCTCCGCGATCTGCCGCAGAGGAATACCCTCACGCCGCGCCTCGACGATCAACCGGTCCCGCTCACGCTTCCGCTGCGCGACCGTGAACTCGGCGTCGACCAGATCATCCGCCGCATTCCGAAGCGCCTCGGCAACCTTCAGAGTGTCACTCATCGTCCTCTCCGATCTCTCGAGCGGCGAACTCCGCCGCGATTCTGCACATCACTGCGCGACGCTGCAACTCGCCCACCACGTCCCGCGTCATACCCGCACGCTCTTCCAACTCGGCCAGCTCCCAGAAATGATCCGCCGCGTCCAACAAATTCAACACACGCGCCGCCGCCACCGACCGGCCATCCGGCCTCGCGAGCGGCCGCTCCTCGGCCAACCGCAGAAGCCGCTCGGCCTGTTCTCTCGTCGTCATCGGTTCTCCTCCTCGATCATTCGGATACGTTGCCCGATCCAGTACGCGACCCACGAGACGATCCCGTCGCCGCATGCCGCGTACCTCTTCCCGTCGGGCGCTTTGACGCCTTCGGGTGCCGTCCAGTTGTCCGGCCATCCCATGAGCCGCTCGCACTCGACCGGAGTCAAACGGCGGACGCTCATCTCCGACGCGATCGCCGCGTTCGGATTCTTGTCGAGCGTGTGCATCTGATCTCCGCCCGGCTGCGCTTGATTGGAAAACTCGGCGTTGAATGGGATCAGATGCCCACCGGCCGCGCCTTCCGCGTCGATGCGTTGACCACGCTCGCCGCCCGCTCGTTGCAGCGTGCTCGCCGTCTCCGCGACGAGATTTACGTCGTCCTCTTTCCGACGCCCTGGCGCGTTGCTATTGGGATGTCCACCGCGCGTGAGGGTTGCTGCGATTAGTTGCGTCGCGCGCGTGTCGCCCGTGTCGAACCGGTTCAGCGTGTTCGTCTCATCCGCCTCGACCCAGGACTCATCATCCTGATCCGTCTGCGCCCGCTTACTCTTCCGGTAGGAGACGGCCATCGGATTCGTCAGCATGAGCGGACCAGAAGCATTCCCGTAGCTTGCGAAGCCATCCATCGCGCCGCCCTTCGAGTAAAAACCTAGAGCGTCTCCGCCACCGAGCGCAGCGCCCGCTCTAGCTCCGGCGGTAGCGTCCGTCCGCGGCGGCCAACCCGGCGTAGAATCCCCGCTGCCGCTTTCGCGGAGAGCGCGTAACGCTCGCTCACTCGCGGCTCCAGGATCATCCGCAAGGTCGGCTCGATGGGCGACGAGGAAGACTCGTCGGCGGCGCTGCGGGACGTTGAAGTAGCGGGCATCGAGCACCCGCCATCCCACGCCATACCCCAGCGCGACCACTTCATCGACGAGTCGGGCGAAGTCTCGTCCGCGATTACTTGACAGGAGGCCCGGTACGTTCTCCAGGAGAAGCCATCGGGGTCGAACAGATTCGGCGACTCGGAGGAAGTCGAACGCGAGGACGGATCGTTCACCGGTGAATCCTTTCCGCTTGCCCGCCACGGACAAGTCCTGACACGGAAACCCGCCGATCATAAGGTCGACGGGTTCTGGGTCTCGTAGGGTCGTGATGTCGTCATGCAGCGGCACGTCTGGCCAATGCGCCCGGAGGATGCTCTGCTTCCACGGGTCGAGTTCGCATTGCCAGGCGACGCGGAATCCGGCCCATTCCAGGCCGAGGTCCGCGCCGCCGACACCCGTAAAGGTGCTGCCGACCGTCAGCGTCACGAGGACGCCTGCGCGAGCGCGGCGGCGATGGTCCGGTACAGCGCGTCCGCGAACGTAGCGACCTGCTCGCGCTCCTCGTCGTCGCCCGTCTCATCAGCGCTGGCGATGTCGAGTATCGTGCGGAGCATCTCCAACTGATCCGGCGTCATCGCGATCGTCGCAAAGTCGTCGGAGTGGACGAAGGCGTTCAGGTTCGTGTCGACCTCCTCCTGCTCGCCGCGCACGATCCGCATCACCTCATCATAGAAAATGCCCTTGGCGATGATGACCTCATCGCCATCGATCTGCGTCGACACGTCGAAGCGGATGTGAGCGTCGCGGATGTCCTGTCCCGGCTTCGGAACGAGGCGCTCGTGGACGGTGTAGTCGCCAGCGATGGCGAAGCGGTTCGGCTCTTCGCCGATGAAGCGCAGATCGGTCCAGGTGATCGTGGTCATGGCTTCGTCCTTTTGGTCGGTGATGGTTGCCATGTCAATAAGATAGACGCGATCCGGCAGGATGTCAAGGGATTAGACGCAAAGAAAAAGCCCCGCCGATCCGAAGACCGACGGGGCGATTCCGAGTCCGCTACGAATCGTCGCGGATGAAGGTCCGCGCGATGTGCAGCGCGTCCTCCATGTTCTCGGAGAGGCGATTCTTCTCGCTGGTCTCCTTGTTGACGAGGAACCACGTCGAACCCTTGAGGGTGACGCTGTAGCGACCGCAATCGCTATCGAGGGACAGGATCTGGAAGGGACTGGCCATGACGCTCTCCTTGTTGGCGGTGATGGTTGCCATGCGAGAACTATGAAGCATCCCCGCCCACTTGTCAAGTGGTTAGACGCAAGTCGTCATAAGGTCACGTCCGACGCGCTCCGTACCCTGCCCGGTGCCATCAAGCCACAACCACGAAAGGACGGCACTATGGCTACCATCATCCCCGCGTCTGACATCCTCGGCGACGGAGACGGACTCGTCTACGTCGGAGCCGAGGAGAAGGCGCAACTCCATGAGAAGCAGATCCCGTTCTACATCGTCGGCGCGGTCGCCGAGGCCGAGGGACAGTTCGGCCCGCAGACGATCTTCACGATCCGACGGAAGGACATGGACGACGCGCGTCTCGCGTTCGGCGTATCCGAGGCTCGCAAGGAGCAGGCGCGAAAGATCAGCCAGCATCTCGCCAACGGCGGGGACGCGGCCGGCCCGTTCTACCTCGGCCGGTGGGAGAACGGCACGCGCAGCGGCTGGACACTCACCGCCGAGCCGACGCAGGCGAAGAGCATCCCCGCTCCGAATCCGGCGCAGCGCGACGCGGAGAAGCGGGAGATGACCTCGACCGCCGACGACGATCTGCCGTTCTGATGCCTGACCGTGCGCTCGTTCATCGTCCCGCGATCATGGGACCCGTCGCCGACATCGAAGCATTCGTACATGACGGCGCGCTCCTCTCCCAGCGGGGCGAGATCATCACGCCCGCCGAGGCGGAGAACGTCGATCTCGTCGCGTGGGTCATCATGGCGCAAGAGCTCCGCAGGATCGCGGGCGAGATGATGCGGATCGCCGAGACCGAACTCGCCCAGCGAGTCCGCACCCTCGCAGGTCCGATCGATACGGAGTACGGCACGGCACGCGAATCCGTCAGCCGCGGCAGCATCAGCGGCACGACGGCGCAGCGTATCCGTGACGTCCTCGAGAAGCACGCGGCGGACGGCACGATCCCATGGGAAGCCGTCGATAACGTCGCACCCATGCAGGCGCACGTGACGCCTGCGAAGATCAGCCAGTACGCCGAAGACGCGCCCGCAAGCATCGCCGCCGACCTCGAGGATCTCCTCCCCGAGAAGCGGCGCTCGCTCAAGGTCGACGCGAGGCTCGTCTAGTATCGTGATTCGCGTCGATCCTGACCTACTCACCGTCGGGATCGACGCGAGTCCGCGACGCATCGGATGGGCCGTCAACATCGCCGGGGATATCATCCTCGCCGACACATGGCACGTCGACAAGATTCGAGACATCCGAGACCGGCGCGAGGCGTGGCTCCACATTCGGGACGCGATCCGAACCGCCGAACGAGTCCACCATCGCGACCTACATCGGATCGCCATCGAAGACTCGTACCTCGGCCCGAATAAGAAGGGCAGCCTCGACCTCGCTAGGACGATCGGTCATGTCGAAGCGTGGGCGATCGTCTCATATCCGTACGTCAGTCTCACGCGCATGCCGGCGGCGACGTGGCGGAGCCTCTGCGGCATAAGCGGACGCGGCAAGGATGCGAGCCTCGAGTACGCGAATCAGTACCGGAAACAGTACGGAATCGTCGACGATCAGGACACGGCGGACGCGATCTGCATCGCCATCGCAGCTGCTCGACTCGACGCGGAGGAGTAATCCCCGCCGCGTCGTATAGACTCCCCGACCCCATCACTCGGAGGACATCATGCTCACCGAAGAACAGAACCAACGCGACCGCAGCCTCGCCCGCGACACGGGCATCCTCATCGGCTACAACCGCGCCCAGGCACGGAAGAAAGCCATCGACCGGGCGTGGACGCGAGGCTTCGTCATCGGCTTCATCGCCGGCATGCTCCTGATCGCTGCCGGAGCGATCGGAGCGGAACGTGCATACGGCAGTCACGACACGAAAGCGTCGAAGATACACCGCACACTCCACGGCGGAAAGGAACGCGAACCGCGCATGCCGCACCCCGACATCATCCGCGCCATCATCAAGATCGGCCAATGCGAACAGCCCGCGCCCTCCGGCCTCGGCTACTACGCCAGCATCAAATGGGACGCCTATCCCGGCAAGACATGGCCCGGAGGCCTCGGCATCATGCAAGTCCATCACGAACAGTTCCGTCCGAAGGGCACGCCGAAGGACCCGACGAAGGCGACGCCCGCGCAGCAGATCCGCACCGCATGGCGCGCCTACAAGTACTACCGGAATATCTACGGCGTCGGCGGCGGCGCGACCTTCTGGGACTGCTCCCGCAAGATCGGCTTCGGCGGCGTCCTGTACGACAACCGAACGGTCGTGTGGCGATGAGCCTCAGCCTCGACGCGATCATCTTTCTCGGTATCGCGATCATCCTCGCCGTCATCCTACGAGACCCCCGGAGGTAAACACCATGCCCAGGACCGAACGATTCCCCGATCCCGAATACGTCGTCCATGACGTGATCGGCGAGTGGGAACTCGACCGAGGCTATGACATCCACGCCACCGATCGGCACGAACTCTCCCTCCTGCTGATCCGCGCATTCACAGAAACGTACGGAGTCATGAGAATCCGCAACGATCATTATGTCCTCATGCCCGCAGAGAAGCCCGTCCGCGCCGCATGAACATCGACGAGCTCCGCGCCCGGCGCGACGTCTGGCCCATCATCGAACGCACCATCCCCGACGCCATCGAAACCGCCAGGAGCGCGCTCGGCCAGATCCTCGAACATCCCGACCTAAACGCGCACCTCGAGCGGAAGTTCCGCAAAGGCGAAGCCGAACACGGCGGCGCATGGCTACAGAACACCGACGACATCGGCTGGCTTCATATCGAAGCGGCCGAGGAGATCCTCGACTTCATCCTCTACCAGGCGATGATCCTCGTCCTAAATGAGGCGAAGTGGGAGGGTGGGCGATGACCACCGACTATGCAGAGCAGCGCGACCGCTACCGCGAAGCCCTCGAGCAGATCATCCGCTACAAACGAACCCCACGCGCATACCGGCACACGAAGTTCGAGCAACTCATCAGGATCGCCGAGGAGGCGCTAAAGGATGAGTGAGGAGCACCCGCAAGCCTCCGAACAAGCCGCCGCCACCTACCACTACATCAATACGCACGACTGGACACTCCTCGCCGTCGGCGCCGACAAACGCCCCCTCGGCAAATGGTCACCCGGCGAAGCCAACCGGTACAACTATCAGAACGCCCTCGAGCTCTTCGACCGAGCCGCACGCGCGCAAGCCTTCGGCCTCGTCGCCGGAGCCTCAGGCCTTGTCATCATCGACCTCGACTCTGAAGAAGCGATCCGGCTGTTCTATGAGAAGTTCGGCGCTCCGCAGACGCGGATCGTGAAGACTCCTCGAGGACGGCACCTCTACTACAACGCTCCGCAAGGACTCGACCTCGGCCCGTCGACAGACCTATTCCCCGGCATCGACGTGCGCGCCGGCGAGTCGTACGCGATCCTCCCGCCCAGCGTCACCGACGGCGGACGCTACGAATGGGCGAACGACCTGCCGATCGCCGACCTGCCCGAAGATATCCTTGCCCTCCTAAAGGCGAAGCAGACGGATCAGCGCATCATCCCGCCCGGCGAACGCATCAAAGAAGGCACGCGGAACGATACGCTATTCAACCGTGCGCTCCTGCTCGTCCGCGCCGGGATGGACAACGCGACGATCCGTATCTGCATTCACGCGATCGCCATCGAACAAGCCGACGGGATCATCACCGATCGAGAGATCGATAATCTCATCACGAGCGCGCGAACCTATGCGAAGCGTCATCCGCACGCCGACGAGAATGATGAAGCCCCATCGCAGATACGGACCGTATGCTTCGCGGACATGCCCGCGCCCGAAGCGGTCGACTGGGTAGACGGCGAGCATCTCCACGGACGCTTCCCCCTCGGCGAACTCACGATGATATACGGCGATCCTGGCGTCGGCAAAGGCAGCATCACCGTAAGCCTCATAAGCGAAATAACCGCAACCGGAGGCCGCGTCCTCATCAGCTCGCCCGAAGATGATCCCGTCCGCGTCATCAAGCCACGCCTCATCGCCGCAGGCGCCGACCTGCGCCGCGTCAGCATCATCGACAGCGTACGCCCCACCGGAGCCATGAGCATCGACCTCGCCACCGAACACGACCGCATCATCACCGCAGCAGTCGAATACGGCGCAACCGTCATCGTCCTCGACCCCATCTCCGAACACCTAAACGCGGACGTAAAGAACGAACGCGACAACCGCGAAGCCCTCGGTCCCTACCTACAAGCCTGCCGCGAACATCGCATCGCGACCATCGCCGTAGGCCACACAAACCGGACCGCAGGCGGCAGCGGGTATATGCGCGCCGGCGGCTCGTCCGCGCTCTACAAGATCGCCCGCTCCGCATTCATCGCCGGGCATGTACCAGCACCCGCCGAGGATGGCGACGCGAAACGCAACGTAGCCCTAGCGCACGGCAAGACGAACCTCGGCAAGAAGATGCCGACACTCATCTATCAGATCGACACCGAAGAACTCGCCATCGACGACGCCGGCAAGCCGATCTACACGAGCCGCGCCGTCTTCGTCGGCGAGTCGAACCTCGAGGCGGACGAGATCCTCGACGAGCGGAAGATCAACGATCACGCGCGCATCAGCGAATGCTCCGCATGGCTCCGAGACTACCTCGACGAGCACGTCGGAGCAGCTGCGAAGAACGAAGTCGAATCGGCGGCGAAACAGGCGAACTCGGAGTGGAATCCGGCCGTCGTCAAGCGCGCGCTCGGCACGATCGGGGGTCGAGTAGTGCGTCGAGGGTTCGGAGGATCGTTCGTGTACGAGTCCGCCGACTATGTTCCACCATGTGGAACATGACCCGCAAACCCGCATGGTTGCCATTCTCGGACCGTCTTACGTGAGAATGGGAGAATGATGAGTATGGAATCCTATGGTCCGCCAATCTTATTTTCCGTTTTTGGCTTATTTACTACATTCTCTTCATTCTCTCATTCACGATATAAACAGGAGAAGAATGATGGAGACGCTATAAGCGTTGCCCAGGCGGCAACATGCGACAATGGTGCTACATGAGCGCTGACGATCCCGAATACTTCCCGATCGCGTACTCGACGGCGTACCTCTGCCTCGCCGCGCTCCTCACGATGCGCGCCAACACCGAAGACGACTACGACTCCGATACCGTCCGCTACGTCACGCGCGTACTGAATATCATCAAAGCGCAGCCCGAGACGGTCCTGCTCCTCCCACCCGCCGAGCTCGAGGAGATGGGGCCGCACCTGCTCGACAATGCACCCGCGTGGCTCGGTGAGTAAAGCCCGCTGCATCGACTGTAATGCGGTCCTGTCGAAGTACCGCAAGCCGCGCGAGATTCTCTGCGCTCCGTGCGAACGATCCCGTATCGATCGGAGTCTGCGGCACGCGCACGAGGATATCGCTGATCCGTCCCGACCCTATGAAGCGTTCGCGGCGCGGTGGCGTGGGCTCGAGTGGGATACGATCGCGAGCCTGGCGGAGTATCCTTCAGCTGCGAGCGCGCAATCAGCCGCTCGAGACTACGCGAAGCGCCATCGACTGATCCTGCCATGACCGAACCTGCGAGTGGACACCCAGCGCCGACGATGCGGAACCTTGATCGCGTCATGCACCTAGCACGCGAGCACGGGTATCGCGTCGGACTCCAGGTCGGCGAGCACGGCCGGATCGTGCTGCATGTTCGTGACGTGACCGAGGAGCGTAAGGTCATCGCGATGCTCGGCGATGACATCGAGCGGACGGCGGACGCCCTGTTCTCGGAGATGCTGAAGCGGAAGTACGTTCCGCGAAGTAACAGCGGCGAGGTGACGGCATGATTTTTTATCCCCGTGCCCTTCGTTTTTTTCCCCCCTGGCCTTCGTTTTTTTCGACCCCCCCTGGGGGTATCACGCTCCCCACGCTGGCGGCGGTGATGTGATGGCGATTATGCAAGTCTGTCTCGGATGCGGAACCCTGACGGCCGACGGTGGCCGGTGCCGTTCGTGCGCTGCGCGGCGGGAGGCTGCGCGATCGCGTCGACGATCACACTATCGAGGTGACTACCAGGCGAGGGCGGCAGCGGTGCGGCGAGCTGCTAATGCGGATTCGTTGACGCGATGCTGGCTATGCGGAGAGCTCGCACGGGCGGATGATCCTTGGACTGCGGACCATACCGAGGCGGGAAACTCTGAAGCCCCCCTGATGCCTGCTCATCGTTCGTGTAACTCGCGACGAGGTGACATGCCGGCGGATGTGTACCGTCGTCGGCACGTCGAGCGCGCGACTGCTACCCCCTCGTACGGAAATCGGGGGGGTGGGGTAGATCTCTAGCATGCGTCGCACGTTGCCCCCGGCCCCACTCTCACGGGACGGACGAAGCCGTCTCGTGGGGGGTTCTTATTGTGAGGAGGTTTAGCAAATGATCCCGAACGATCTCGGCGATGCTGGGCGTCGCGCGTTCGTGATGGCTTCAGAGCACGTCGAGAAGTTACCAGATCCGGTCCGCTTCGCCGATTCGGTTCTGCGTTACGCGCGCGCTATCGATATGGTCGAGGAGGTTCGCGCGGAGTGGATAGCTGAGGGCCGGCCGAAACTCTTCACGCATTCCAACGGTGCGGTCGTGCCGCATCCGCTGGTGAAGTTGCTAGCGGATTCGGAGCAGGCGGCGGCGCGTGCGGGTCGCGCGTTGAAGCTCGAGCCGGAGGCGTTGAAGAATCCGCGCGGCGGCGTGCAGGGTCGGACGGTCGCGAAGGATCGGGTCGCGCGGCCGGTCGTCGAGTTGGCGCGGCCGAAGGAGATCGGGCCGGCGTGAGGCAATGGGCTGAGTATGCGGTCGGCTCGAGGTCGGGTCACTTCGCGGACTGGTGCGCCGAGTATCTGGTGCAGTCGATCGATCAGTTCGCCGATCAGCCGCTCGACCTTGAGGACTGGCAGTTGGAGATCATGGGCGAGGCATTGGCGACGGCGGACGAGGAGGGTGTCGCTCCGTGGTGGCGCTCGGTCGTGATTCTCGTTCCGCGTAAGAATGGGAAGACGACGATGCTCGCTGCGTATGCGCTCTATCGATTCTTCAATGATGAGACGCAGCCGGAGATCCTGCTCGCTGCCGCGTCGGATAAGCAGGCGGGTCGTCTGTTCGATACGTGCGTGCAGTTCATTCGCCGCTCGCCGGAACTCTCCGAGTTGGCGGTGCTGCGGGAATACATCGGCGAGATCGGCCGGGTCGATGGCGGCGGGAAGATCCTGCGGATGCCGTCGAGTGCGGATAATCTGCACGGCTATTCGCCGAGTCTGGTGATCGCTGACGAGTTGCACGCTTGGACGAAGCCGTCGCAGCGGAAGGCGTGGGCGGCGTTGACGACGGCGGGCGGCGCGCGGGTGAATACGCAGGTCTTCACGATTACGACGGCGGGTGATGCGAATGATCGGGAGCAGTCGATTCTCGGACGCCTACTCGATCGGAACGAGGCGATCGGCGAGTTGGAGAAGCGGCCAGGGTTGACGATCTCGCGGAATCACGACGCTCGGACGCTCATCTACAACTATTCGGCTCCGACTCGAGACCCTGCGGATACGGCAGCGATGAAGCTCGCGAATCCGGCATCGTGGATTACCGAGGAGTATCTCGCTCGGCAGGCGGCGAACCCGGAACTATCCGCCGAGGAGGTGCTGCAATTTCACGGGTGCGTGTGGGTTGCCGGATCGCAGGCGTGGATTCCGGCGGACTGGTGGAACGCGGCGATCGATCGGGACGCGGAGATTCCGGCTGGCGCTCCGGTCGCGATGGGCGTCGACGTCGGCATCGTGCATGACGCGACGGCGTGCGTTCTGGCATATAAGCGGGACGATGAGAAGGTCGTGCTCGAGGCGCGTATCTGGACGCCGGCACCTGGTCGGAATGTTGACCTGACGATCGTCGAGGATTACATTCGCGAGATGTCGAGCGTGTATCAGCTCTCGGTATGGTATGACCCGCGATTCTTCGAGCGGTCAGCGCAGGTTCTCGATCATGAGGGAATCGCGATGGTGACGATGCCGCAGAACTCGGCGACGATGGCGGACGCTTACCAGATGTTCTATTCAATGCTCGGCGAGGGGGATATCGTCCATGCGGGTGACGATCCCGAGTTCGCCGCCCATTGCCTTCACGCTGCCGCAACTCAGACCGATAGGGGATGGAAGGTGAGTAAAATGAAGCAGCGTCAGAGGATCGACGCGCTCGTCGCCGGCGTGATGGCGACGTACGGAGCAGTCTTGCAATCAGGGGAGGTTACGGTGCCGGGGTTCTTCCGTGTCTAAATCGGCCGGTATGATACTGGTAATGGAAGTTGCGGGCGCGGCGCTCGTCACGGCAGGGATCGGACTAGTCTTCCTGCCTGCGGCGATCGTGGCGGCTGGAGTCTTCCTCCTAGTGTTCGCTTTCGCAATCGAGAGGTCGCGTGCTTAGTCGCATCTTCAATCCAGCCGACGCGCCGCTCGAGGATCGGGCGATCTCGTTCCAGACGATCTTCGGATCGGGCGGCGATCTGATGGTCACGACGCCTGCGGGCGTGACGATGAATCAGGACGAGTCGATGAAGCTCGGCACGGTGTACGCGTGTGTCCGGCTCATCGCCGATTCGATCTCGACGCTGCCGGTCGATACGTTCGTCAGGCGTGACGGTACGCGGACGCCGTTCCGCCCGCGGCCGGATTGGCTCGACATGCCCGAGGTGGGCGTTGCCCGGACGGAGCATTTCCAGCAGGTGCTCGTGTCGCTGCTGCTCGATGGGAACTCGTTCACGCGCATTCTGCGCGACGATCAGGGCATCGCCGGTCTCGCCGTGCTGAATCCTCGTCACGTCGAGGTCCGCCTAAACCGCGTGAACCGTCGGCCCGAGTATGTCTACAACAATCGCGACGTGATTCCGTACGAGGACATGATCCATATCACGGAGCTGCGATTGCCGGGCGAGTTGCGCGGCCGGTCCCGCATCGACATGGTGAAGGACACTCTCGGCCTCGCGAAGGCGCTCGACTTGTTCTCGCAACTGTTCTTCGGGCAGGGTTCGCAGGTCGGCGGGATCATCGAGTATCCGGGGAATCTGACGCGCGAGCAGGCGAAGGATCTCGCCGACTCGTTCGAGTTGAATCATCGGAGCGTGCGCCGCTCGCACCGACCTGGTGTCCTGTTTGGCGGCGCGAAGTTCACGAAGACCTCGGTCGAGCCGAATGAGGCGCAGATGCTGGAGTCGCGCGAGTTCGCCGTTGAGGAGATCGCGCGGACGTTTCGCGTGCCGCCGAGCATGATCGGCGTGACGAAGCCCGGAGCATCCAGTTACGCTTCGGTCGAGCAGAACGGCATCCACTTTGTTCAACATACGATCCGGCCGTATACGGTGAAGATCGAGGATGCATACTCGCGCCTACTGCCCGGCGTCGCGTTCTTGAAGTTCAATGTCGACGCGTTGCAGCGTGGCGATCAGGCGAGCCGGTATGCGGCGCACGCCTCGGCGCTCGTGAACGGGTGGGCGTCGATCAATGACATCCGCCGTATCGAGGATATGCCGCCCGTGGATGGCGGCGGCGTGTACCGCGTGCCGCTCGCGAATGTTGACCTGGACGCGGCGAACCTGACCGAGCTTGAGAAGAAGAGCAGCATTGTGCAGCGCCTCGTCTTCGCCGGATATGACCCGTCGACGATTCTCGAGGTTCTCGGATTGCCGGCGATTCCGCATACGGGTCTTCCGACGACGCAGCTTCAGCCGATCAGTCAGATCTCGCCGGAAGATCCCGGCGCGGCGTACCCGGTCGACGGAGAGGGAGCCTAGTCGTGGCGATCACTCAGACGGTCTACACGCTCGGAACGTCGACGGTTGAAATCGTCGCGCCGAGCGTGGACACGGCGAAGGTTACGATCAAGAATCTACAACCTGAGTATGAGGTCGGCGCATACTCGCGCGACGGATACGTGTTCCTACTCTCGCAGACGTTCACGGTGACGTCGCCGGGGACGGTGACGTTCTCGCTGGCGACGCCGGCGGGCGGGGTGCAGTTTGATTTCTATTCGATCCTGACGACTGACGCGCAGGTCACGGCGACGCTGATCGAGGGCGGATCGGTCGTGAGCGCGGGTACGCCGATCCCGGCGTATAACTTGAATCGGCAGGTCGGCGGCACACACGCGACGGTGTTCGATACGGCGACGAGTGTGACGGGTGGGACGGTGATCGCGACAGAGCTCATGCCGGGTCAGAATAAGGCGAGCGGCGGTATCGACTCGTCGAAGATCTTCACGCTCCTCGGATCGTCGACGTATGCGATGCGATTCGTGAATAACGGGAATCAGTCGACGACGGTCGCGTTCGATCTCGGCTTCTCCGAACAGTTCAACGGTGGGCACGACATCTGGCTCGGCGCGAACGGGTCGGCGATGCGACTATCGGGCGGTGACGAGGTGCAATTATTTCTCGATTCGGGTGAGGCAGTCGTGGCGACGGGGGGCGGTACGCCGGTGCAGGTGGCCGTCATTAGGCAGGACTGAGCCGTGCCGTACTTCATCACGGATTCGGCAGAGGGCTGCGCCGGTTGGGCGACGATCAAGGATGACGGCGAGGTGATCGGATGCCATGAGACGAAGCAGGCTGCGATCGATCAGATGATCGCCGTCTCGATCGCCGAGGGTATGGAGCCTGGCGGCGAGCGGAACCTCAACGGTCCGCCGGCTATCGTGCTCGAGGTCGACGGCGTGCTCGTGGATGCTGACGGGATGCCGCGCGAAAATGTGATTCGCTTCGTGGACGAGTACGAGGGCGAGGTCATCATCATCACGGCGCGCGTCGAGTCGGAGCGTGACGCGACGGTCGGCGAGCTCGAGCGGATCGATGCGGACTGGGATCAGTTGCGAATGCGACCCTCGGAGGGTGCGGACATCTTCGCGTTCAAGTCTGAGGATATGAAGGATATTCTCGATATCTACAACGTGGAGATCGCGATCGAAGCGGATGAGGATATTCGCGCCGAGTATGCGCGGATTGGTATCACGACGCTGACGCCGGAAGCGGTCGATCCGCAGGAGTTGCCGGAGATGCTGGGCCGTTCGGTGCGCGTGTTGCCGGAGAACTATCGGCCCGCCTCGTCGGATGATGTGCCCGATGGGCGCAGGTGTTCTAACTGCCGATTCTATGATGCGTCGCGTCAGGAAGGATCGCGTCGATGGTGCGAACGGTGGGATGATTACGTCTCGCCGTCCTACTATTGCAATGCGTGGCGCGCGGCGGCTGCGTATGCGGATCGTCAGACTGGCGCGTCGACGCCGGCTCCTCCTGAGGATCAGATCGAGGGGTCGGATGAGAATGCTCCGGGGAGTGCGAGCGGCGCGGGTGGAGATATCGAGTTGAGCGCGGCGACGGAGACGGCGCTGCGGAATAAGATGCAGGATCATAATGATGCGATGAGCGAGGCGGATCGGCCGGCGTGGACGCGGACGACGTTCGGCCAGTTGGCGGCGGTATATCGTCGCGGCGCTGGTGCGTACTCGACGAGCCATCGTCCGGGCGTGTCGCGTGGCGCGTGGGCGATGGCGCGCGTAAACGCTTTTCTGTATCTGTTGCGTACGGGACGCCCGCAGAACGCGGCGTATGTTGGCGATAATGATCTTCTGCCGGAGGATCATCCCCGGTCGACGCGAAGCCTCGAGCGACAGGTCGACCTGACGCTGCCGCAATACATTCGGGACGCGGCGCGTCGTGGCCTCGACTTGCGCGCCGAAGGATTCGGCGGTGATGGCCTCGTCGAGCGGACGATTCGCGAAGCGCGCCTGATGGCGAACGGCGAGGTGTCCGAGGATAAGGTGATTCGGGTCGCCGCGTGGGCGGCTCGGCATATGGTCGACCTGGATGCGCCGGCGAACTCGGATGCGGACGCGGACGGCTGGCCGGGAAATGGCGCGGTCGCGTTCTACTTGTGGGGGATCGATCCGCTTGATCCGCAGCCGGCGATCGAATGGTTCGAGCGGAAGCGGGATCAGATTCGCGCGGAGGAGGAGGCCGAGGCGGAGCGATGCTATCCATCGATCCGGGTACATGAGCGGCCGGGTGCTACCCTGTTTCGTATGGAGAATGGTATCGAGCAGCGTCGCGTAACGGTGAACGAGTTCGAGGTGCGCGACGCGGCCGAGGGTGCCGGGTCGACGTTCGTCGGCCTCGCTGCCGCGTTCAACTCGCCGAGTCAGCCGCTGCCGTTCATCGAGCGGATCGCGCCGGGTGCGTTCTCGCGTTCGCTTCGTTCGCGGAATGAGATCAAGCTCTTCGTGAATCACGACACGAGTCGTGTGCTCGCGTCGAAGCGTGCGGGCACGTTGCGTCTGTGGGAGTCGGATCGTGGCCTTGAGGTCGAGGCGGACCTGCCCGACACGACCGATGGCCGTGACATGGCGGTTCTGCTAAAGCGTGGCGATGTCGACTCGATGAGTTTCGGCTTCTCCGTTCCGAAGGGTGGAGACTCGTGGAGTGACGATGGGCAGGAGCGCGAGTTGCGTGAGGTTCGGCTGCACGAGGTCTCGGTCGTGACTGGCTTCCCCGCGTACGAGGCGACGACGGCGACCGTTCGTAGCCTCGACGGTCTCGTCGACGCGACGGGTCTCGAGGCGGACAAGTTGAACGCGGCGCTCTCAGCGCTCGAGGCGGGGGAGACGTTGGATGAGGATCTCGCCAGCGTGCTCGATGCGGCGGTGACGAAGTTGCGCGCGGATCGGGATGATGTCGCGCAGGCGCTCGCGATGAAACAGAAGCAGCTCGACATGCTGCTCGCCCGAGTCTAGTAGTCGCTTTTTCGTAGCGTAATATTTAGGTGTCTACCTGCGGAGCCGCGGTGGGCGTTCGGCTAGCGGAGCCGCAGCCGGGAATCCTGAAACCTACGAATCCCAGAAAGGGGATTGCAACGATGAGCGATTACATCGCACGTCAGCACGAGCTGCGCCAGAAGGCGTGGCACGAAGCGAAGCATCTCCTCGACACGGCTGCCGCGGAGAACCGCGACCTGACCGCCGAGGAGAACGAGACCTATGAGCGCATTTCCGCTGAGTTGGATCAGCGCGCGCAGGTCATCGAGCAGCTGAAGAACGACGAGGAGCGCGCTGCGCGTCTCGACGCGGTGGCTGCTGAGGTCCGCACGGATGAGGCTCCGGCGGGTGACGATGAGGATGCGGAGGCGATTCGCGCCCTCGCGCGTGGCGAGATCCGCTCGCACACGTTCGAGAAGCGTGATGTGACCACCGCCTCGACCGGCAGCCCCGTGCCTACGTCGTTCTTCGATTCCGTGATTCTCAAGGCGCGTCTGGTCGGTCCGATGATGGACCCGAGCGTCGTCACGGTCCTGAACACGGCTGGCGGCGAGACCCTTCAGGTCCCGCGTCTGAGCGCGTACTCGTCCTCGGCGACTGTGACGCCGCAGGCCGGTATCTACTCAGAATCCGACCCCACCTTCGGTCAGTTCGTCGAGCTCAAGGCCTACAAATATGGCTTCCTGATCCAGGTCTCGCGTGAGATGATCGAGGACTCGGGCGTCGACATCCTCGGCTTCCTGGCCGATCAGGTCGGCAACGCCGTCGGGTTCAACGTCAACAACGCCCTGACCAACGGCACGGGCACCGTGCAGCCGCAGGGCATCGTTCCGGCTGCCGGTTCCGGCATCACGGGCGGCACGGGCGTGACGGGTGCGTTCACCGCCGATAACCTGATCGATCTCTACTACAGCCTGGACGGGGCGGCTCGCCTTCTGCCGGGTCTAGCGTGGCAGATGTCGGGCGCGACGGTCGGTGCGGTCCGCAAGCTCAAGGATTCGCAGGGCCAGTTCCTGTTCTCCCCGAGCCTCAGCGCGGATCAGCGGGACATGCTCCTCGGCGTGCCGATCATCGAGAACCCGGCCATCGCGGCCGCGGGGACCGGGGTCCGATCGGCCATCGTTGGGCATATGCCCTCGTACTACACTCGCATGGTCGGCGGCATCCGCCTCGACCGCAGCGATGAGTTTGCCTTCTCGGAGGATCTCGTAACCTTCCGAGCTTCGGCTCGCGTGGACGGCAACCTGCCGCAGTCCTCGCACATCCTGGCGTTCATCGGCGGCACCGCCTAGGCGATCCGCTGAGAGTGGTACCCTTCGGGCGGTCGATCTTCACGGGTCGGCCGCCCGAAGTCATTCAGAGGGGAGTCGGTAAGTGGCGAATCGCGCGGCGCGTCGAGCGGCGAAGAAGCAGGGGATCACGATTCCGAGTGCGTCGTCCGGTGAGGAGCGGCAAGGTGTGACACCGGGTGTCACCCGGCAGCGTATGCTCTGGGCGAGTAACGCACCCTTCGCCGGCACGGGTTATGGCGTGCAGACGGCGCAGGTCACGGAGCGGCTGAAGCGTGACGGGCACGAGGTCGCCGTCGCCTGCAACTTCGGACTCCAAGGATCGGAAACCGAGTGGAACGGAATCAAGCTCTATCCTACGGGCGTATCGCCCTACTCGGACGATATCCTCACCGCGCACTCGCAGCATTGGGCGAGCGGGTCGGACCTGCCGAGTCTCGTCATCACCCTCTTCGACGTGTGGGCGTTGAAAAATCCAAGCATCGATCGTATCCCGAAGATCGGCGCGTGGGTTCCGATCGATCATAAGCCCGCGCCGCCCGACGTGATCGAATGGCTGCGCCGGCCGAATGTGATGCCGATCGCGATGAGCCGATTCGGCTCGGAGATGATGAGCCTCGAGAGTCTCGAGCATCTGTACGCGCCGCACGCTTTCGATGGCCGGTTCTTCAAGCCGACGCCCTCGTTCACGGATGCGCTCGGCCAGCCGATCCGCGGACGCGACATCATGCAGGTCGAGGACGAGTCAGCGTTCGTCGTGATGATGAACTCGGCGAATAAGGGCAGGACGCCGCCGCGTAAGTCGTGGGGAGAGAATCTGCTCGCGTTTGGAATCTTCGCGCAGGACAAGCCCGACGCGATCCTGTATCTGCACACGGACGAGTCGTCCGCGCTCGGCGGCGTCGACCTTCACGCGCTGATCCGAGCGTGCGGGATCAAGCCGGCGCAGGTCCGCTTCGTCAATCAGTACGCCTACCGGATGGGATTGCCGCAGCAGGCGCTCGCCGCGCTCTACACGGACGCGGACGTTCTGCTCGCCACCTCGGCGGGTGAAGGGTTCGGCGTTCCGGTGATCGAGGCGCAGGCGTGCGGAACGCCCGTGATCGTGAGTAACTGGACGGCGCAGCCCGAACTCGTCGGTGATGGCTGGGTCGTCGAGGGTCAGCCGCTTTGGGACCCGTTTCAGAACTCGTGGTTTTTCACGCCCCTGGTCGGGCAGATCGTCGAGGCGCTCGAGGGTGCGTACGCGCGGGAGCGTGGCGAGACGAGTCGGGACGCGCTCGCGTTCGCCGAGCAGTACGACGCGGATCGCGTCTATGCGGAGCATTGGCGCCCGGTCCTCGAGGTGCTCGCTAGGTGGGAGCCGTGAGGGTCGGCGTCGTGTCGACGCACCGGCCGACGGAGGAAGACCTCGGCGAGGCGTGGCTTCCCGGACGGTACCGCGGTGGTGCCGAACTGTCGGATGCGGAGTATTTGGCCGCGTGCCCGGAAGGTGTATCGTGGGTGTATATCGAACCCGGCGAGGCGCACACGGTCGATCGGGTCCTCGTGACGAGTCTCGAGGGGATCGGCGAGGCGGACGCGGATCTCCTCGCCGAGCACGAGCCGGTCGTCTTTCTCCATCATGCGACGCAGCCCGAGCCGTGGAAGGCGCATCTGATCGGGAGGGCGCGGCGGCTGATGCTGCACACGCCGGCGCATGAGGCGCGCACGATCAGATGGTGCGAGCCGCGCGAAGTCGTCCATGTGTTGAGCGCGCTCGATGAGTCCGAGTTGTATCCGGCCGAGGAGCGGGACGGGTTCGCGCTCGCAGCTTCGCGGAATCATCCGCTCAAGGGATTGAAGAATGCGCGCGCGTGGGCGGCGATCAATGATTATCCGATCGTTGTGATGACGCGCGAGCGCCGCTCGACGGTGATCGAGTATATGCGGCGCGCCGAGGTGTTCGTTCATTTGCCGCTCGAGTTCGAGTCCGAATGTCGGAGCGTGATCGAGGCAGTCTTGTGCGGGTGTCGTGTCGTGACGAATGATCGTGTCGGCGTGACGAGCATCGACGGGTGGGACGAGCCGGACGAGTTGCGTGCCAGGGTGAAGGCTGCGCCGAGTATTTATTGGGATGCGGTATGCCGGTAACGATTAGCGTTCCGGTCGCCGTGTGGGGCGCGGACTGGGCACGATTCGTCGGCGGGTATTTCGAGGCGATCGACCTGATGACGCGGAAGCCTAACGAGATCATCCTCGGCCTGACCGACCCGGACGAGACGGGATGCCGGCGCATGCTCGAGGATATTCGTCTGACCGAGATTCCGCTGACGGTCGTGACGCTCGAGGATGGTGGCTCATTCTCGGACTGGTGGAATCAAGTCTTCGACGCTTGCACGAGTGATTGGCTCGCGCCGTGTTGTATCGATGATCGATTCTTGCCGGATGCGTTGACGGAGATTCAGGCGGCGGAGGATGCGGGCGCCGAGCTGCTCGTCGACGCGATCCGGTGGAAGTATCGGGGCGATGAGTGGCGCGGGTATTGGGACGCGGCGGCGATCGGGCGCGTGCTGACCTTGCCGGGCGCGGCACCATTCCGCCGATCCTTATATGACAAGATCGGCGGATTCAGGTCGGAGATCTACTCTTCGGACTGGGCGTTCTATATGGACGCTGCGGCGCTCGGAGTGAAGACATATCAAGCCTCAACGGTGCGGATCATCTTCGACGAGGGCAACGCGCACGCGACGCGCAGCGGCGTGCAGATGAGTCCCGATCAGCGCGACGCGGCGTATCGTCAAGTCGTCGAGTATGCGGAGAGGCTGGGGCTGCGATGAGGCGCGCCGTCGTCACGGGAGCGGCGGGGAACATTGGCCGGCCGCTGGTCGCCGAGTTGCGAGCTCGAGGCGTGGACGTTTTCGAGATCGACCATAAGCCCGCATGGCGCGACTCGTACCTGACGGCGGACATTCGGAACGCTTCGGACCTGATCGGCATCCTCGACTATCAGCCGGATGTGATATTTCATCTAGCGTCGATGGTGAGCCGCGTGACGTGCGAGTCAGCTCCGAGCATGGCGACGGATGTCAACCTCGTCGGGACGCAGAACATTATCGAGCTCGCCGTCCGGTCGGGCGCGCGTCTCGTCTACTTCTCGACGAGCGAGGTGTACGGCAACACGCGCGACTATATGCGGGAGACTGCGGAGCCGCGTCCGAATAATCGGTATGGCTTGACGAAGCTCCTTGGCGAGCGCCTCGTCGAGTACGAAGCGATGACGCATGGACTGGACGCGATCACGCTGCGCCCGTTCATGATGTACGACGCGGAGGAGGACACGGGCGATCATCGTTCCGCGATGATCCGCTTCGCCGAGAACCTCGCCGACGGGCGCCCGATTGAGGTGCATGCCGGTAGTGCTCGAGGATGGCTGTACGTGACGGATGCGATTCGGGCGATCATTCGTGCTGGCGAGTTACGCGAAGAACCCTACCTCGTCGTCAACATTGGCCACCCGGATATCCGGCCTATGTATCACGTGGCGGAGATGATATGCGACGCGCTCGGAGCGTCGCACGATCTCATTCGCACCACGGTCCTGCCGGAGCGTATGACGCTCGTGAAGAATCCGATGCTGCGTCGGCAGGAGGAGATCCTGCGCGTCGTGCCCGAGGTGACGCTCGAGGAGGGCATCGGGCGCGTCTGCGAGATGGTCATAAAGCGGCGACGCGCAAGGCTACAATAACGATATGGCCATTACGAATGGGTATGCCACGCTGGATCAGGTAAAACAGGCGCTCCGCATTACCGACTCGGTGGATGATGCGCTGATCGAGGGCGCCGTCGAGGCGGCGTCCCGCCTGATCGATGGGTATGCGATGCGGAACTTCTACCAGTCCGGCACGGTGACGCGGTACTTCGCGACGAGTGATCCGCTGATCCTGCAGACGGATGACATCGCCGGGACCGCCATCACCGTCGAATCCGAACCGGCGGGCGATGGGAACTTCATCACGTGGACCGTCACCGACTATCAGCTTGAGCCGTTGAACGGGAATCTCGATGGTATCCCGTGGGCGTACGATCGGATTCGCGCGATCGATGATTACGTCTGGCCGACGGGTAATGCGTTCGGCGATCAGGACGAGGCGCTGATCCGAATCACGGGAGTGTTCGGATGGCCGAGCGTCCCGCAAGCGATCGAGACGGCGACGATCATTCAGTCGATGCGGATCTTCAAGCGGTACGACTCGCCGCTCGGCGTCGCCGGCTTCGGCGATTTCGGCGCGGTTCGCGTGAGTCGGTTCCTCGACCCGGACGTCGAGCAGCTCGTGATGCCGTATAAGAAGATGCGGAACATCCGGTGACGACGCCGACGGTAAGCGAGGTGAAGGCGGCGCTCGGCTCTGCCGTCGCGACGATTAGCGGACTGCGGACGTACGATCGGCAGCCCGATCAGATCAACCCGCCATTCGCCTTCCCGACGCTCGAGAACATCGAGTACCACGGCGCGATGGGTCCGGGACTTGTGACGCATACATATACGCTGACGACCGTTGTCGGCCGGGCGGCGGAGCGCACGAGCGAGCGTCTGCTCGACACGTACATGTCGTACGGTTCGGGTGGGATTCGTTACGCGATCGAGTCGGATGTCACGCTCGGCGGTGTCGCGCAAGCGAGCGTCGTCGAGTCGGCGGGTCCGATCCGCACGATCGAAGGCAACGACAATACGATCTATCTGACAACCGAGTTTCGGGTGATAGTGTATGGCTAGTATGAAGAAGTCGAAGACGACGCCCGCGCGAGGCTACACGGTCGCGCCGGGTCATAACGTGAACGGCAAGGGCGAGGGTGCGTTCATCGCCGAGGGCGAGGTGGATATTGCGGAGATCCTGGCGGATGCTGGTCATCTGATTCGCGTATCCTCGGATTCGTCCGGTACAATCCAGGGTGTAAACGTCGACGCCTCGGAGGAGGACGATACAACCGATGAGTAAGCTCGTTCTCACCAATGCGGCCGTGAAGATCGGCACGACCGATATCTCGGACTACGTGGCTTCCGTGACGCTCACGACGAGCGCGGCCGAGGTCGAGACGACCTCGTTCGGTTCGGGTGGCGCGGTCACTCGCGTCGGCGGTCTGAAGGATGGCAGCCTCGCGCTGGACATTCACACCGGATATCCGACGATCGACGCGCTCCTCTATCCGCTGCTCGGAAGCACCGTCGCGTTCGAGGTGCATCCGAACGGCACGGCGACGGGCACGGCGAACCCGAAGTATTCCGGGACCGTCCTCATCACCGAGTTGACGCCGATCGCCGGCGCGGTCGGAGAGCTCGCCACGCAGAGTGTCACCTTCCCGACCGTCGGGACTGTGACGCGCGGCACCGCCTGAGTCTGATCCGCACTAGCGGAAGGGGGAGAACGGATGCAGATCGAGTTCCAGATCAAGCCTGTTGGCGAGGAGTCGCGCGTCGTGAAGGCTGCCCTCGTCGATGTGATCGCGTGGGAGGAACGATTCGAGAAGCCGTCGACGATGCTCGCCGCTTCCGACGTATACGCACGGGATTACGTCTGGCTCGCGTGGCATGCGGAGAAGCGGCAGGGCAAGACGGACCTCGAGTTCATGGACTGGGTGGCGACGCTCGAGGAGATCGAGAGTGCGGAAGAGTCGGCCCCTTTAGCGCCCTCGGAGAATCCTCCAGCCATTGGTTCGTAGCGTCTCTCGCGGTTGAGACGGGCATCGCGCCGAGTCTGCTGATGCAGGAGTCGCGGCGTATGCTTTGGACGATGGCTGCGTATCTTCGTTGGCGAGCGGTACATGCGGGGCGGGCTGAGTAGTGGCGCGTGCGAATATTCAGGGACTCGGTGAGACGCTCGACACGTTGAAGAAGATGGCGCCCGAGTTTGAGAAGGCGGCGCGGAAGGAGATCCGCGAAGCGATCAAGCCGATGCAGGCGGATGCGAAGAGTCGCGTCCCGGATGGTCCTCCGCTGTCCAGGTGGAGCACGACGGAGCGGCAGAAGGTGCCGGCGTGGAACTCGTCGAGCGCGAAGCGGAAGATCGGTATCAGGATTCGCAAGCAGCGGCCGAAGACCGGCGGGGGTCGCATCGTGCTAGTCCGACTCGTGCAGAATGATGGCGCGGGCGAAGTGTTTGACGCGGCCGGTCGGCAGAACATGGGGCGCACGTTCCAACAGAACCTTACGAATAAGTGGGGGCGCGCGTCCCGCTCGATGTGGCCGGCGGCGGAGAAGAACATGCCCGGCGTGATCGATAGCCTCGAGGAGGCGCGCGGACGGATGGAAGACGTTATCAATCGCCAGCTAAGGCGCTAGGTAGAATGTAAGTCATGGCGATCATCGTTCCGATCGGGGTTGATACGAAGGGATTACAACGCGGCCTGACGGGTGCGCGTGGTCAGCTCGCACGGTTCGGGAAGATCGCTGCGGTAGCGGCGGGTGCGGCTGCGCTCGGTGGTCTGGTGAAGACGATCCAGATCGGGACCGAGGAGTTCATGGAGCAGCAGAAGGTCGCCGCTCAGACTGGTGCGGTCCTGAAGTCGACGGGTGGGATCGCGAAGGTAACGGCGGATGAGATCAGCACGCTCGCCGAATCGCTCATGAGGAAGAGCGGCGTCGATGATGAGGCGATCCAGTCGGGTCAGAATCTGCTCCTCACGTTCACGAAGATTCGAAACGAGCAGGGCAAGGGCAACGATATCTTCAATCAGGCGACGCGAGCGATGCTCGACCTGAGCGTCGCGATGGGGAAGGATCTTCCGTCGAGCGCGATCCTCGTCGGCAAGGCGTTGAACGATCCGATCAGGGGCGCGACGGCGTTGACTCGTGCGGGCGTGCAGTTGACGGAGGGTCAGCGGAATCAAATCAAGGCGTTCGTCGAGTCGGGTCGCGTGATGGACGCGCAGAAGATCATCCTGCGCGAGTTGACGACCCAGTTCGGCGGGAGCGCGGCAGCGGTAGGAAAGACCCTGCCGGGCCAGTTGAATATCCTGCGGCAGACGTTCTCTAATCTGGCGGGCGAACTTGTCGCGAGGTTCATGCCGGCGGTCGCGAACGCGGCGACTCGGCTCGTTGGATTCTTGCGCGAGTTCGCGGATCAGCCGACGCTACGCGCGCGGATCGAGTTCGTGATCGGCCGCTTCGCGGATATCGCGTGGACTGGGATCACGAGCATTTATCAATGGTGGAATCGGGAGACGCGGCGCGTGGAGTTGCCGGCGCGTGTCGTGTTCACCGCTCCCGGTGGGCGCCAACAAGTCGAGGAGTTGATCGATAGTCTCGCGCCGGCTGCTCGAGCGTCGGGTCGCCGGGTGGGTCGCGCGGCGGCGGAGGGTCTTCTCGCCGGCTCGTCCGAGGAGTTGGGTCGCCGGTTGCGCGGATCGTTCACGAGTTCGCTCCTGACGCTGCTCGATCCGATCGGCGCGACGGGTAGGTTCCTCGGTAAAAACCTGATCGGCCCGTTCATCTCTGGCTTCGTGGAGGATTTCGTTCCCCGAATGGCGCAAGCGATCGCTGAGGGTCTCCGGCGAGCATTCAGCATGGGACTGGATATGGCTGCGAATGGGATTCGCGGCACGCTCGGCAGAGCTCTTGATCTTGTCCCTGGCCGGTCGCCGAGGATGGCGCGCGCATTCAAGAAGGTCATCACGGCGAGCATGCGCGAAGCGGTACAAGCGTCACGTCGAGAGTTGCAGAGTCTGGGCGCGACGATCGCCGGGTTCGTGTCGGATCTTCTCGGCGAGACGAGTCCCGAGGCTATCCGGCTGAAGGAGATCCGTAAGCAGCAGAAGAAGGAGGAGGCGGCGCGGGAGGAGGCGGATCTTCGCCGGCGGATCGCGGAGTCTGAGACGGCGGAGGAGCGTGCGGACGCGCAGCGCGACTTGGATGATTTCCTGCTCGAGCAGGAAGCGCAGCGTCTCGAGGACAGCATCGAGCAGCAGCAGAACGCGAACGCTCGCGCGATCGATGATCTCGTCGAATCGTTCAATCGTGGCGAGTTGAGCGCGGAGCAGTTCTCGGCGGCGCTCGAGGATATCATCGGGCCGAATCGTGGCGCCGAACTTGGTATCGGATTCGCTGGCGCGTTCGGCCGAGCGATCGAGGATCTGATCGCTCGCGTGAAGGATATCTTCGCGATTGTCGGGACTGGTGTTCCGATCGCTGGCGGGGGCGCTGCTCCGGTTCGAGAGTCTGCGGAGGCTGCGTATCAGGAGGCGCTCGAGGATTGGAAGAATCGTCGGGATAATCGTCGGAAGCAGGCGACGGATTTCCGTAAGCGTGAAGCGTCGGACGGTGGGACGAAGATCACGGAGAGGGAGAAGAAGGAGATCGAGGACATTATGCGCGCGTGGAATAAGCGCAATCCTCGACCGCAACGCGCCGCGTATGGTCTCGCGATGGGCGGCATCCTGAAGAAGACGGTATTCGCTGCGGGTGAAGCAGGTCCTGAGGCGGTGATTCCGCTCGAGTCGCCGAGCGCGATGAGCATGCTGAGTGAAGCGTTGAATGGTGGCGGCAGGCGCGGCGGTGGCGGCGATATTTATCTCACCGTGAATGCGGGTCTGGGGACGAATCCGGACGAACTCTCCCGCGTGATCGTCGATTCGATCAAGCGGTACGAGCGGCGGAATGGGCAAGTGTTCTCTGGTCCGCTTGTGCAGTCGACGACGACGGCTGCGGGTGTCGCGTCGACGGCGAGCGGGGCGAGTGATTTCAACTTCATCAAGGCTGCGCGGAGGGGATAGGTGGCGACGCCGGGCGTGATCGTCGAGCTCGGTCTCGACTTGTCGAGCGTGGGCGGACCGTTCTTCACGTTCGGCTTCAGCGAGGACCCGTTCCAGAATCCTCAGAGCCTGTTCGATAATACGACGTATCGTCTCGGCGGGACGCTGTTCTATGACGTGACGGAGAAGGTAAAGTCGTTCACGATCAATCGGGGCAAGAGTCGCGAGCTTGATCGATTCACGACGGGTTCGGCGAATATCACGTTCGCGAATCAGGATCGCGCGTTCGACCCGTTCTACACTTCCTCACCTTATTTCCCCGATATCCGTCCTCGTAGGAACATTCGCGTGTCGACAGTCGTGAGCGGCTCGACGGCGGTGCAGTTCACCGGCCTCGTCGAGGACTGGAGTCTCGACTATGACATTAGCGGCCAGTCGGACGCGTTCGCCGCGTGTGTTGACGGGTTCGTGCTGTTCGGCGGGCAGCAGCTCGAGTTCGGCACGGCGACGCCGGAGACGAGCGGCGTCAGGATCGGCGCGATCCTCGACCGGCCCGAGGTCGCATGGCCGAGTGGGCTGCGCGATATCGATACGGGCGTGCAGGATTTCGGCGCGGACGTCATCGAGCAGGGACGCGAGACGCTCGAGTATCTGCAGCTCGTCGAAGCGTCCGAACCCGGGCAGCTCTTCATGTCGAAGGATAATAAGATCACGTTCCGGGACCGCTCAACCGCGGCGACGGTCGGGACGGCGGTGATCTTCTCGGACGCTGGGACGGCGATCCCGTATAACGGGATTACCGTCTCGTACGGCACGGAACTCCTCTACAACCGCGCGGTGATCTCTAACCTCGGCGGGACGCCGCAGGTGGCGGAGAATGACGCGTCAATCGCCGAGTATGGAGTCGTCTCGCTCGAGCTGAACGGACTCCTGATCGACACGGATGAGGATTGTGACGCGCTCGCGAACTTCATCGTGAGGAAGTACGCCGACCCCGAGTTGCGGTTCGATACGCTCGACGTGCAACTCGCCGGCCTCGACGCTTCGGATCAGGCGACCGTTCTCGGCGTCGAGTTGGCGGATATCGTCAGGGTCGAGTACCAGCCGAACGGCGTCGGCGATCGCATCATCCGGGACGTCCAAGTGATCGGGATTCGGCATGACGCTCGGCCCGCGTCGCACGTCGTCTCGTTCCAGTTCGCCTCGACGGACACGGCCGCGTTCGTCTTCGCCGGCGGCACCTCGACCGCCGAGTATCCGTTCTCTGTTTTTGACTCGTCCCCGTTCGGCCTATAGGAAAGGTACAATAACGTTATGGCTTGGGTTACTCCACAGCCCGGCACCGCCGGGCAAGTCTATACCGCAGCAGCGCATAACGTGATCGTTGATGATTTGACGGAACTCGCTCCGTTCTTCGGAGCGTGGACGTCGTACACGCCGACATGGTCAGCCACAACAACTAACCCCGTTATTGGTAACGGAAGTATTTCTGGTAGGTATTTGGCGGTCGGCAAGTTTGTGCAAGTAAAAATCCTGGTTGCCCCTGGCAGCACAACGACATTCGGCAGCGGAACGTATCTATTGAGTCCGCCTACTGGCCTCAAGCCGCGCAGGGATACAACCGCCACGGGACATATAAACATTACTGGTTCGGCAATGATCAACCAGCCTGGCGTCGCAAATAGCTTTTTCGCGGGAGTCGGATATGGGGCTACTGCCGCCGGCACTACCGATAACTTCGTCGCGCACGCCACAACAGGAGCGTTCAGTCTTTGGGCTCCCACATCGCCCGTGACCTTCGCAAACGGAAATATTTTCCAAGGTCATTGGATTTACGAAGCCGAATAACAATAGTGGCGTAGCGTCTAGGTCGCGCGTCATGGCAGGGTAAAATACTCTCATGAGCAGCGACGACGTAGAGCGCCTGTATCAGATGCTGCGCGAGTTGGAGCGCCGGCTGATGCATATCGAGAAGGAGCTGGCGGAGAATCGTGGCAAGGAGGACGCGCGGCGTATGACGAAGGCTCAGGTCGCCGTGTGGGCGGGCATCATCATCGCGGGCATATCCGCCGGGACGACTATCCTACTCCGAGTTACGGAAGCGATGTAAGGAGAGAGCATGAGCGTATCCCCGAAGGTGTCCCTGAGCGTCCTGGCCGCTGCGGTCGTGACGGTCGTCGTGTGGCTCGCATCCTACGCGGGCATCGAGATTCCCGAGGTCGTGCAGGGCGCGATCATCACGATCATCGTCGGCCTCGTCGGCTACTTCGTCACCGACCCGCGCCGCGTCTAGTGCGCCGCGGAGCGTACAAGCGCGCGTGTGTCGCGTATGCGAAGCAGGCAGGGATCGCCGTCCCGAAGGGCATCTCGTTCTCCGACTCGTACGGAGCGCCCGCAAGGACGCTGACGAAGCGCATCCAGGAGCGCAACCGCATCAAGTCGGACGGGAACATCACGCCGGAGACGCTCCTCGTCGTCGGCCGGTTCCTTCCTGGCACGCTTCAGGATCGCGCCGCTACGTGCATGGAGCTCGTCGTCGGTCCGCTCGAGGTGTGGGGCAATAACCTCGGCCCGTATGTGCAGCAGATTCAGCGGCTCGGCAGCGAACTCTCTCCGGGCGCGTGGCCGTGGTGCGCCGCGACGACATCGTGGGCGTACCGTTGTGCCGGATGGAAGTCGTGGGCCGCGTTCGTGAAGACGCATCACGAGGCATGGGTGCCCGACTGGGTGCGCGCTGCTCGAGAGGGACGCTACGGGATGAGTATCGTCTCGCCGCGTCGTGCCCGCCGGGGCGACGCGATCTGTTTCGACTGGCAGGGCGACCGGACGCACGATCATATCGGCCTGATCCGCGCACGCCCGAACCTTGCGACGCTGAACGTGCCGACCGTCGAGGGCAACACGTCGCCCGGCACGGCAGGCTCGCAGGATGATGGCGGCGGAATGTGGCTCCGAACGCGCAACGCAGCCGCGCCGCAG